CATGGCCGTTTAATGACGCCAACTACGCTACAAAGTACACAAAATCACCAGAAAATGGTTTCAGTCTGGTTTCCGTAAACACCGGTGACTTGAATTATTCTCTCAAGACATCACAGACTACAATAGACGAAGACGGAAACAAGATGGTCATGGCTGGTTTCGGTCCTGTTGGTACAACAAAAGCCGTAGAATGGACCGTTAAACCTAGCAAGGGACTTACATTTACCCCAACCTCTATCAGTACCTACGTAAACCGATTCGGTACAGATGCAGAAAATGGAGTAACCGTAACCGCTAAACTTAGCGACGGAACTTCTGTAGACTTGGGTAATTTCACTGCATTAAGAGATAACAAGACAACAGAGTCTGACAAGTTTTCGAAAAATGAAAACCTGACCAACCACATCGTCATCCAGCTCACTGCCGACCAGCAAGCCAAACTGACATCAGCTGAAGGCTTCACGCTGAGCTGCACCGTTGGCGTTGGCTCTACTAAGCAGCAAGGCTTTGCCGATGTACACATCAATGGTCTTCTGAACGGAACCATTGAAAAGGTTGCACAGTATACTCTGTCAGCTGTTGTATCAAATGCAGGAGCAGGAACCATCAAAGTATCTCCTTCTGGTACAGTATTTGACGCAGAAACACAAATCACCGTAACTGCGACAAAAAATTTCGGCTACAAATTTGTCAATTGGACAGATGCCAATAATAAGGTAGTATCTACAGATGAAGAATATACCTTCTCTATCTCTGCCAACACAGCATTGAAGGCAAACTTTGAGAAGATAAACACCTACGCTTTGGATTACATGGTAGAAGGTGGTGCAAAAGACTATATGGTAAGCGCAACTCCTGCCCCAACCGTTGTTAACGGAAAGAATATGTATGAAGAGGGAACAGAAGTAACCCTCACAGCCAGCAGCAACGACATCCTCACCTTCACCAACTGGAATGATGGTGAAACAGGAGCAGAACGCAAAATAAAGATGAATGCCGACCAGGCATATACAGCTGCATATTCTGCAAAAGATTTCATCGCAGGCTGGGACTTCTATAAGTCAGCGAGAGAAGGTCGTACAGCAGACTTCGCTGCAGAAGACAACGATGTAGACCAGCTCATCCTGCGCGATGCCGACGGAAATACATACCCATGGCTCGACAAGAGCAACAGTGCTGGCGGCTACGAAGGAAAGAATGCAGCTGTAAACTGGACCTCCAAGAAAACCAAGGCACTGGGCGAAACCTATTGGCAGACCAAGGTCAACGCAACAGCCTTCACCGACATCAAGGTAAAGAGCAGCATGCTCTACAATTATAATGCATACGAAACATATAATGTGGAATACTCTCTCAACGGAACCGACTGGACCAAAGTTGGCGCCATTGAAATGCCTGGAACCAAAGCCTGGACCGATGGAGAGTTCACTCTCCCAGCCGATGCAAACAACAAGGCAGAAGTATACATCCGCTGGATTGCCGACAAGACTTCTTCTATCAAGGGAGCAACAGGCAACAACGACGGAATCTCTATCACAGATATCTACATCACAGGTACCGCTCAGCTCGTTAACGACGGCAAGGCTCCAGTACTCGTAAGCACCGTACCAGCAGAAGGCGCAACCAACGCATCTGCCAACGGCAAGATTGTACTGACTTTTGATGAGAAGGTAAAACTCACCGACAAGGCAAACGCTACACTCGGCACACAAAAGATAGAAGGAGTTGTGTCAGGCAAGACCATCACCTTCGCATACAAAGGTTTGAACTACGCTACAGCTTACACCTTCATTTGACGCACCTCTCTGTGAGCCGAGAGGTGCGCTTTTACAGTCCGTTTTGTTGGACAGTGAAAACTTGAAAGAACTTTGATTTTGTGATATACTCGAAAAAAAGACGAGGGAGAATCACGAAATGAATGTTTTTAAGGTCGGAGAGGAAACACACATCCTCGACGGATACAACGAAGATTGCACCGTGTTTGAGGTCGATGAAGCGGGACTTAATATTTTTTATTACTACAGCTCGCCGACCGAAGAAGAAATGCAGGCTTTTGAGCCCGGCGTTCCCGGTGAAATTCGCTTGGCAAGAATAGACGATATACTTTTCCTGTTCTGCAAGCTCGGAACGCTTGCCTGGGCGGAAATGCCGTATGCTATTCAACTTAGCAAGCTGACAAATCTTCCAAAGCCGGAAGAGGGCGAGGGTTACAACCTTACGATCATGCTTATTGATCGGGATACTTCAGTTATCAAAAAGATTCGAACGGTCGGTCTCAGCACGAAATTTTCGGAAGCGTTTCGGACGGAAGCGTCAAAAGACATGGCAGATGTTCTTTTTGCGCCGACGTACCGCATGCATGTGCGCGAGATTCAAGCTGCATATCCGACGTGGCTGCTTGTTGCCAAGAGCAGAGTAGGATATGAGTTTGGCGACAAAGAAAAATAACATGAGCAGCCTTTTAGGCTGCTTTTTTCATGGTGAAAAAATGGAGCACAAAGTATTTACTCAGCCGAAAAAGCGGCAGAGTTTTAACATTATGCGTGAAAACGCGATAATAGAAGACCTGACTCCAAAGCTTCCGGAAGACGAAAGCTTTGTGTATATTACATCCGGCGGGTTCAGCTCGATTGCCTTTATCGTTTGGATTACCGGTCAGACGCGCATAAAGAGTCTGTTTGCGTCAACGCTGCGCGTCGGTGTTCGGCAGGCGCAAATGCTTGACGGTCTGCGCAATGATGGCAGATTGGACAAGGTTGATTTGCTCGTCGGCGGTGCGATGAAAGATAACTGCGAGCATAATCGCGGGTATGGATATCTCGAGCAGATAACAGACATATTCAACGCAAACGGTTGGACCGTGAATATGTATAACAACCATTCCAAGGTGATGCTTTTCGATACCGATGCCGGAAAGTTTGTTATCGAATCTTCCTCAAATCTTAACGAAAATCCAAAAGTTGAGCAGTTCCGCTTGGAGAAATCAGCGGAACTGTTCGAATTTTACAGCTCGTTTTTTCGAGAAATAAGAGATGAATACAAAAAAATTATTTAATTTATAACAGTATTATAAAACTCTCACGCGCGCGACAAATTAAAAGCCTTTGTGACTTTTATAAAACAGAGGGGGTGGCAAAGTCGAATGACAGAGCGGATGATTGCTTTTTGTGATGAGTTTGTTAAAAGAAAAAGAGCATACGGGGCAGCACGCGAGTCGGCTATTGCTGCCGGTTATTCCGAAAGGTCGGCGGCGACGATGGCGACATATATTTTAAAACGCCAAGATGCGCAGGAATATATGGCACGGCGAGAGGAAGAAATCGCGGAGAGTATCCGGCGTCGCTTTTTGTATGATGCCGCCGATGCCCAGGAAGCAATGGCGGGAATTTTGAAGAAAAAGTATGCCGATGACCGTGATATTATCGCGGCCGCAAAGGATATTCTCGACCGAGCGGGTTTTACAGCGGTTGAAAAGAAAGAAGTCTCCGTCAACGCGCCGCAGATTATCGATGATATAGGGGGCGGCTAACATGGCCGTCAGGCTTACTGACATAATCGCGCCGTCGTTTTACGAAGTGCATCGCGATGTGTGTGCTGGGCAGCATACGCACTATGTGCTTAAAGGTGGGCGCGGAAGCACGAAGAGCAGCTATATATCGCTTGAAATTGTCTGCGGCATCATTAAAAACCCTGACGCGCACGCGATCGTGTTCCGCAAAATTGCAGACACGCTGCGGGACAGCGTTTTTGCACAAATGCTGTGGGCTATTGATAAACTGGGCGTGTCGCAGTATTTTAAAGCGACGGTCAGTCCGATGAAAATCACATATCTGCCGAGCGGGCAAACGATTATGTTTCGAGGTCTTGACGATCCGATGAAAGTCAAGTCCATAAAAATCCCGTTCGGCTATTTTCGTTATATCTGGTTTGAGGAATGGAATCAGTTTTCCGGGATGCGGGAAACTGATAACGTGCTGCAGTCGGTCATGCGCGGCGGCAGTAAATTCGATGTTTTTTATTCATACAATCCCCCCGAGTCGCTGCGGGCATGGGTGAATGATGAGGTACGCGTTGAGCGCGCCGACCGCCTGATACATCACAGCACATATTTGACTGTGCCGCAGGACTGGATAGGCGCGCCGCTGCTGTTGGAGGCGGAGCACCTGAAACAGCACTCGCCGGAACGGTATCGGCACGAGTTTCTCGGGGAAGTTACCGGCACGGGCGGCGAGGTATTCCGGAACATCAGTATCCGACCCATCAGTGCCGAAGAGATTGCGCGGTTTGACCGTATCAGGCGCGGCATAGACTGGGGCTATGCGGTTGACCCGTTTGTTTTTATATCATGCAACTATGACAAGCCGCGCAGGCGGCTGTACATATACGACGAGATATACGCGGCGGGCATGAGCAACAGACTGGCCGCCGACCGTATAAAATCTCGCGGAGCTGTCGGCGAAATTATCGCAGACTCCGCCGAACCGAAGTCTATAGCGGATATGTATGAATACGGCCTGAGAGTCAGAGGCGCACGCAAGGGTCCGGACAGCGTGAAGCACGGCATAGAATGGCTGCGCGACCTCGACGAAATAATAATAGATCCCGCCCGCTGTCCAAACGCGGCGCGGGAATTTTCATCGTATGAGCTCGAACGGGATAAGGACGGCAATTATAAGGCGAACTATCCCGATAGGGACAACCACACGATTGACGCCACGCGCTACGCCACAGAGAACGACCAGCAGAATGTGAGGGTAACTTAATGATTAACAATATGGACTTGATAAGAGAAAAGCTCGCGTATCACCATACGGCTACGGACGATGAGATTATCAAAACCGTGCTTAAAAATGCGCGGGAAGACCCGGAGTATCTGGCGGCATGCGAGGGACTCCGATATTATCGCGGTATGCAGGACATTCTGCAGAAAGATTTTCGCGAGACGGTCGTTTACGAAGAAGACGAAAACAGCCCGGCGGGCATAAAGCGCGGCGGTGTTAAGATAATCAACGAAAACAATTCGAATCATCACAATGTGCATAATTTCCATGCGCTGATGGTCGATCAGAAAGTCGCGTACATCCTCGGCAAGCCGCTTTCCGTCTCTGTTGAGGGCGCAAATGACGGAGCGGGCGGTGCAGATGAAAGTCTGAAAGCTTTTGAGGACGCCGTCACCGCAGTGACCTCAGACGAGGCTTTTGCGGACATGCTCCCCGACCTCGCAACAAATGCGTCGAATTGTATCGTCGGATGGCTGCATGTCTATTACTCGGCAGCCGGCAAGCTTTGTTTTGTTGTTATCCCGACGACAGAATGTATTGCCTGCCGCGATATGAGTTATCAGCAGGTGATTACCGACTTTTTCCGCCACTATAAAATAACCGTCGTGCAAAACGGCACAGAGACGGAGCGGGAGCGGGTAGAGTGGTGGACTGCGACAGGGGTAAAGCGCTATGTCGAAAACGATGCCGGAGAGTTCGTGCTCGAAAGCAACAGCCCGCATTGGTATAACGAGCAGATAATCAACGACGAGCGCGTTTCGGTTGAGGCGAAGTCGTGGGGAAGAATTCCGTTTGTGCCGCTTTATAACAACTCTGCGCATCAGACCGACCTTTCGCGCATCAAAGGGCTACTTGATGCATATAACCTGATATCTTCTGCGTCGACGAATAATCAGATAGATCTCGTCGAGCTCTACTGGATGATACAGGGATACGGCGGAGAGACTGCAAAAGCGATACAGCAGAAGCTGCAGATAAACAAGGCAGTGTCAATAAGCGATCCGTCCGGCAAGATAAGCGCGGAGCAGGTCACGCTGAATGTCACCGAGCGCCTCGCCTGGCTCGATATGCTGCGCCGGGACATATATCATATCGGACGCGGCATTGATATGAACGATGAAAAGCTCGGCAGTGCGCCGTCAGGCGTCAGTCTGAAATTTCGCTACACCCTGCTTGACCTTAAGGCTGACCCGCTTGTCTCAAAGTTAAAGGTCATGCTGAAAGAGCTGTCATGGTTTATTACGCAGGATATCAACCTGAAGAACGGTACCGACTATGACTATACGCTTATAAAATACGATGTCCACAAGTCGATGATAGTCAATGATGCGGAGACGGTGGACATAATCCAGAAGTCGCAAGGGCTTGTGCCCGATAAGATGCTTTTAGCAAAGCACCCGTTTGTTGACGATGTCGCGCAGGCATATGAGGAGCTGCAGAAGCAGCGCGAGGAAAACGCAAAGATGTTTATCAGCGACGATGACGACAAGGACGATTCCGAAAAGGATGATGAATAATGCGCTCTGATCTCTATTGGGAGGAGCGGGCACTGCAGCGCGAGGAATATGCCCGACGTGCCTCGACACGGGTTATAAAGACAAAAACCGTCAAGTTATACGCCAAGGCGCAGAAAGACCTCGACGCCCGCATAAACCGGATATTTTCGCGTTATGCGGCAAACAGTGAATTGACGCCGGAAGAGGCTCGGCGGATGCTGAATACCAAAGAAGCAGAAGCGGAATTGGAAGCACTGCGCAAAGAGCTCAATAACATAAAAGACCCGGTCATAAAGAGAAAAGCACTTGCTCGTCTCAATGCGCCGGCATACGCCGCGAGGATAAACCGCCTTGAGGCTTTGAAAGCCAATATCGAGACGGAAACGGCATTGCTTGCCGACCGGGAGAAGCGGGAGCTCAAGCGGCTGCTTGAAGACGTGAGCGGGGATACATACTATCGCAGCATATATGACACGCAGATCGCCACGGGATTAGGCTTTGAGTTCTCAGCCCTGCCGAAAGGCGCCGTAAACACCATAGTAAATGACCGCTGGAAAGGCGCGAATTTTTCCGACCGTATCTGGCAGAACACATCCGCGCTTGCCAACAGCGCATACGGTATTGTGGCGCGTGGAATTATGACGGGAGCGGGTCCGCAGGTAATGGCGCGCCAGCTCGCTGACGCGATGCAGTCCGGAATGTACAGCTCGATGCGGCTGATACGCACCGAGACGAACCGTGTGCACAACGCCGCTGAAAAGGTGGCATACGAAGAGGAAGGCATAACGGAATACAGATTTCTCGCCACCCTTGACGGGCGCACCTGTGATGTCTGCGGCGCGTTGGACGGCAAGACTTTTCCGGTCTCCGAAGCGAAGGAGGGCATAAACTATCCGCCGCTCCATCCGAACGACCGCTGCACTACAACGGCAGTCATAGAGGGACAAAACCGAGCCGAACTCAAACGCAGGGCATTGGACCCCGAGACTGGGAAAACCGTGCTTATTCCGACAGAAACGACATATGAAGAGTGGCTTGCGGATAATATAAATCCTCTTACCGGGAAGCTTAAATATTATCCGCCCAAGACATTGACACAAGTGTCCTCCTACAATAGAGATCAGTTCGAACGGTATTCGGCAGTCTTAAAAGAAAATGTGCCGGATTCTCTTGATGAATTCTTAAAAATAAAGTATAATGATCCTGAGAAGTGGAAGACGCTCAAGAGGCAATACCGCTTGGTGAATCAATACAAGATAGATTCAGGCAATTTATCTACTGATGAAATCTTACGGTTTGATAAAAAGGTTATTTATGAAAAAAGACTCCAGTTCACGAGCAAATACAAAAGAAGCGGAAACGTTGCCGGTGCATATATCGATGATGATTTTGACAATATGTACTATGCACACAGTGCCATATCCGGAAAAGCAAGTATCGGTGGGTACAAAGGAACTGGAAAATTAGTTTTACTTAAAGAGGCTCGACGTTTTAAATACATTGATGTTCCCAAAATGGATGGAACGATGAGGAAAGAAACCTACAATGACACTGAGGCGAAGCTCTTCGAGTTCTTTGCCGATTTGTATGAAACAAACCCTTTTAAAAAGATATGTATGCTTTCCGAACGTGGAATGTGCGATAGTTGCAAAGGGGTAATGCAGCAATTTAAAGAACTATACCCGGATGTTGAAGTGAATGTTATCTCAAACAAAAGGGTCGAAGGCAATGTTTGGAAAGAAAGGATGAGAAAAAGATGAAGTACGAGCTTGATTATCAGGGAGCAACAGAAATTCTCGAAGACCGTTTAAGCACGGGTATACAGCCGAAAACGGGAGATTTGCTCGAAAACTCATATCTCACAGAATTCGATCAGGATATCCTTGAAGAAGCCGAACGTCTTAACGCGGTGCTTCCGCTGATAAAGTGGGAAGTGGACAACAACGATCTCAGCGAAGCTATGAGCGATGAGCTCTATCTCTACTATGAGGATTTGCTCAAAGGTCGCCTCGACGGAATACTGGACGAAGAAGAAGCCCCGATTATCATAAAAGACCTCACCGAGAGCTATATAAAAGCTTTCGGAAAAGATACTCTTGATGAAGAGGATCAATAATAAATAACGAGCCGCCAAGCGAAAGCGAGGCGGTTTTGTCATATCACAACATAATAATTACAGCGTTTTGCAGTCAAATGCAAAGCGCTGTTTTTATATCCAAATTTATCCGCCACCCGGAGCAAAATGGTGTCGCGCAATATTGGGACTGGCCAAGTAAAAAGGGAGCGCGGGAAAGGACAGACATGGACTGGCTTAAAGACATTTTAGGCGACGCACACACCGAGGACATCGACAAGAAGATAGCGAGCTATATCGGCAAGAACTTTGTTTCAAAAGCAGATTTTCGCGCCGAGTCCGACAAGGTCAAGAACCTTGAGGGTCAGATAGCAGAGCGGGACGGTCAGCTTGAAGAGCTCAAAAAGGTTGATACCGCCGGGCTGCAGGCAACGATTACACAGCTGCAGAACGAGAACAAGCAGGCTAAGGCTAAGTATGACAGCGATATCGCCGCCATGAAGCTTGACTCCGCTATCGATGCCGCTATTACAGCTGCCAAGGGCAAGAACGCAAGAGCGATAAAAGCTTTGATAACGCCCGGCAGCGTGAAGCTCGACAAAGACGGCAAGCTCGAGGGCTTTGACGATCAGCTTAAAGCAATCAGAGAAAGCGACGCCTATCTCTTTGACAAAGTCGAAACCAGACAGAGGGGCGGAGACCCCGACCACGGAGGCGGAGACCCCGAACCGGGCGAAGCCCCCGAAAACTATGCCGATTATGTAAATTGGCGCAAAAATCAGTAAAAACGGAGGATTTAACAAATGTCAAACAAATTTCTGACTCCTCAGATAGTCGCGAACGAGGCTCTTATGGTGCTCGAGAACAATCTCGTTGCTGCCGACCTTGTCCATAAGGACTATTCCAAGGAGTTCGCGCACGTCGGTGATACCATCACCATCCGCAAGCCCGCGAAGTTTTCCGCGAAGAACTTCGTCGGCGAGACCGTAGATCAGAACGTGAACGAGGGCAGTGTCAAGGTGACCCTTGACCATTTCCGCGATGTCACCGTTCCGGTCACTTCCAAGGAAATGACCCTCGATATCAAGTCATTTTCTGAGCAGATCATCTCTCCTGCAGTGCAGGCCATATCCCAGGCCATCGACAGCGATATTATCGCCGAAGGCATCGCAAACGCCGGCAACACCGTGAGCGGCACCGCGAACGCGGCCGACCTCAAGGACATTGCCAACATTGCCAAGGCATTTGACCTCAAGGGCGTACCGATACAGCAGCGCAGACTTCTCGTCAATCCGACGCACAAGTATCGCTATCTGACCACGGAAAACCTCTCAAAGGTCGCATATGCAGGCAATTCCGACGCCCTGCGCTCAGCAGAGCTCGGCTCTATCTATGGTCTTGACACCTATATGTCGCAGAATGCCCCCGATACCCTCGCGGCAACTGCGGGCACTGCGACCGCTGCAAAAGTCTCCTGCACCGCCGGCGCGACCAAGGTCGCACTCTCGGATGTCACTGCGGCGACCGGCACCTTTAAAAAGGGCGACGGCTTTATCCTCGACGGCTATCTTTACAGATTTGCCGCCGATGCAACTGCCGCAAGCAGCGCGGTCGCTGAGGTCGCGATAGACCAGCCTATCCATCGCACCATTGCTTCGGATGCGGCGGTTACGGTATATCTCGTCAAAACGACCCATTCCCTCGCATTCCACCGCAACGGCCTTGCACTCGTTACCCGTCAGCTTGAGCTGCCTATGGGCGCGAATAATGCGGCTATTGCGTTGAGCAGGAACGGTCTTGCTATCAGGGTTGTATATGACTACGACATCAAGCACAAGACCGACCGCGTCAGTTTCGATATCCTGTACGGCGTCAAGACCCTTGACAGCGACATGACTGCAAGGCTGGTGGGCTGATATGACGGAGCAGAACAAGGCCGACCTCATAGCCCGGATGCGCGTGATGTTGGGTAAGGAAATGTCGCTGCCGGCTGCCCGGTATCTGCTGGATAGCGTCGAGTCCAAGGTATTGCGATATACCAAGCGGCATGAGCTTGTCCCCGGTCTTGATCTGCTTGTGGCGGAGATAGCCGCGCAGCGTTACCGCACGCAGCAGCCGGGCTCTACCGATGCGGCGCAGACCGTCGCGAGCATAACGGACGGCGACCAGAGCGTGAGCTTTAAGCACAGCGACTCAGACCTCGCCACGGCGGCGGAGCTGAGCGACAGCGAAAAGGCGATGCTCAATGAGTGGAGGAGGCTTTTCTGGTGAAGATCCCCGACGCCTTCAGACGCGCACAGCGCGCCGTATTCCAGGACAAAACAGTCGAGCATTATAAAGCCGTCAAACAGACGGGAACGCTCGGCAGTGAAACAGTGAAGCCCGCAGAAACACCTGCGGACTCTTTTACTGTCAACTTCCGACTCGTTACCGACGCTATGCAGGCGCAGGAATGGGGGCTGCAGTGCAACAAAGACGCCACCTTTTCAACATCCGATACGCTCGCTGTCGAGAAGGGCGATTATGTGAAATACGGTGACGCTTATTACCGAATCACCGAGATTCAGCCGCACGACAGCCACACGCTGTATCTTTGCAAGGCGGTGAGCCATGAGCATTGAGGTTAAGGGCCTCGGCGAGCTGGCAAAAAAGCTCGCAAAGCTCGGCGGCGCTGATACCGCCATATCAAACGGTACGCGCGAAGCGGCGCGAATAGTCAACAACAGTGCGAAAGAGCTGTGCCCGGTAGATAACGGCAACTTGCGCGCGTCGCTGCATACCGACTACAAGCGCGAGGGTAGCAAGCATATCGGCAGCGTATTGACCAATGTTGAATACGCCGCCTATGTGGAATTCGGTACGGGTCCTAAAGGTAACGGCACATATCCTTATGAGCTCCCGGGGGGGATCCATTACAAGGCGGACAAGTGGCGCGGCAAAATCCCTGCTGTCGGCTGGCGAATGATAAGCGGACAAAAGGCGCAGCCGTATCTCTATCCTGCGCTTATAAACAATCGCGAAGCAATACTCGAGTGCTATAAGCGCGCGATACAACAGGAAATAAATCGTAAAGGCGGTCAGAAAAATGGTTGATATCGAACAGGTGACTTATGATGTGCTTTCACTCGCCGTACCGGGTGTGAAATGGTCTGCGGAATATCCGCAGAGTTTTGAACGGCACGGTTTGATAAAGCAGATGGATAACTCCGTTAAAATGCCATCCTCTTCGCGTCCGGATCATTTTTCCCGGATCGCCGTGCAGATCCAGGTGTGGATGGCGACGCCGGAGGGCAGAAACGAGGTCGAGAGACAAGTTGACGATGCAATGCTCCGCCTCGGTCTGCTTCGCGGCAGTCCTAACCACCTTGAGGACGAACAGCAGGACGGTACGGTGTTATACCGCACAGTCCTTCTTTATAACGGAGTCTATGACAACAACACGAAGCGGTTTTACCGCAGTTAATAAGGAGGTAAGTACAAATGGAAGATTATCAGACTTCTATAGGCGTGATTCTGGAAATGGGCGCGAGCGCAGAAGCGGCAGCTGAAGTTCCCGGCCTGCTTGATTTTCCCGATATGCTCGGCGAATCGGACAAAATCGACGTGACCACGATGAAGGACACGCAGAGAAAGTATAAGCCCGGGCTTTCCGACCCCGGGGATATGGCGTTTACTTTCGGCTATGAGGGGATGAAGACCGGCACGAACTGGGCGACCCTCAAGGGAGCTAAGGATGCAGACAAGACCTTTATTCTGCTGTTCCCGGACGGTTCCGGTTTCACATGGACAGGCAGAGTATCACTTTCGATGCCCGGAAAGGGCGTCGCAGAGGCGCTGACCTTTACTGCAAAAATCACTCCATCGTCGGATATAGAGGAATATACCTCGTCCGGCGGCTAAAGAACACATCGGCGGGGGGAAATCCGCCGAAAAATTAAAATAAGGAGACAAAAACAATGCTTACT